GTCTGGGTGAGAGCACAGCATTTTTAAACATCCTACCTTGGCCATAATCTTTCCTCTAAGTTCATCCATCTCTCCGCCACGTTGAGATTCAAGCCCGTAGTGAGCAAAAATATTAAAGTTAGAGCCAAACAGATTTTGAGCTTCATCTAAATCGTTAAGCAAATCTTGCAAAATCTTGTTGTATAACTTGGCTGAGCTTCTGTCTAAAGTAATAGTAATTGGTTCTTTATGGATGGCGTCTGGAAGGTAAGGGGCAACGTCAGGGTCTTTTTGTGATTTACGTACACAGGCTTCTTTTAGTTTTTCGTGCAAGGTGGGCAAGTTACGGTACCGGTCAACCCCGCCCCAGTTGTTTCGAATAATAAAAGCTTTGTCAAAAATATCAAAACGTCCAAGCAATTGGTCATCTACAAACTGCATAATGCTAAACAGTTCTTCTGGCTTTCCGTTTTCAATTGGAGTTCCTGTAAGGGCAAACTTAAACGGGGCATTAGATAAACGCTTTGTGTGTTTAGACCGTTTAGATTTAAAAGACTTGATTGCAGTTGCTTCGTCAAGAACAACAAAACCTCTAGGTAATTTTTTAACTAAATCCCAGTCGTTAACAACTTGTTCGTAATTCATAATGATGTAGTCAACCCCTGAGTTGACCCAGTCCATAGCCTCTGCGTACTGCTTCTCACGCTTTGCTTTAGTCCCGTCAATAACTAAAGACTTTGAGGTGCCCTCAGTAAACTTTTCAATCTGGTTCTGCCATTGGTATTTAATACTGCTTAGGCATACAACAAGGCCTGGTTCTTTAATTTTATTTTTATCCATCAACCGCTCAATGGCAGCAATAGTAAGCACGGTCTTACCAAGCCCTAGGTCATAGGCCACTAAAACCTTTTGTCGTTTACACATAAGGTTAACGGCGTCAGGTTGATACGGAAGAAGTTTACCCTTAAAGGTCACAGAGGTATCTCATTAATCTTGTCTTTAGACCAGTGGATATAAGAACGAACGTAAACAATTGCGTAAGCTAAAGCTGAAAATATAAAACCGTATTGGTCGGTGATTAAAGCGTAGGTAATCCATAACAACTCATTAAAAAGCAAAACTAGCCAACCCCAAATAGTTTTACGTCCTACAAAATAAATTCCAGAAACACCTATTACCGCTAATACCCAAGACCAGTATTGCATTATTTGTACCCGTACATTCTTGTGCTAATTAAAACTTTAAGGTCATCAATGGTTCCGCTGTTAACAAAAATTTGGTCAACTTTTTCACCTTCCATAGCTGACTCTGATACATGAGCATTTACTGCTTTAATGCCAATACGTTTAATGCGCCAAATCTGGGAGTTATTGTATTTGCGTATAGCTTTGGCTTCATTTGGGTACCGAACATCAGTAATAACATACTTGCTATCAAGGTTAACCTGACTAAGAGCTTGCTGTACCCAAAACATATCGCCAAAAATTTTACGAGCACCAACACCTAAGTCTTGAAGAAGGCGCCTAGCCTCAGGGTAATCTACTTTTACTTTATCCCACCCATACGAATCAACTAACCCTTGAACTCTATAGCCTTCTTTTAACATTGGGTTAGCCTCGTATAACAAGGCGCGTATAGGGTCGGCAAAAGCAACTCGTTGGTAACCGTACTTTTCTACAAGTATGTTTGCAACAGTGTCTTTACCTGACTGGGCGTAGCCAGTTAAGCCAATAATCAAAACTCAATCCCAACCCAAAAAAATACAAGGTCTATATCCATGTGGTACTTGTCAATATTAAACCCAATACCAAAACGCTTAAATGAATACCCGAAGCTAATCCAAAACTTTCCAACGCTAATTTCTTTATGCATATCCCAAAGCCTTCTCTCCGTGTAGTGAATGACGAGCAGTTTCTATTCCCAAAAATATCTCATCCTTACTCATACCGCCAATGTCTTTGACATCTACGTGGTCATAGTTAAAAAAGCGGGCCTCAAAGCCAAGCCGCAAACTCCAGCCTAGGAGAGCCTTAGAAGACTCTCGACCAGCCTTATCATTGTCCATAGCAAATATGACGCTCTCAGCCCCTCTAATGAGGTTTACCTGACTCTTGGACACTGCTGACCCGTAGGTAGAAACGCCCCCCATAAGCCCTACGGAGGCCATACGAGCCACGTCCAGTGGAGATTCGACCACTACCATAGGCCCGCCGGTGTATTGCCCGTATCCAAATAGGGTGAGGCTTTTATTAACCCCTGTTGGATAGTTCCGAAAATACCTATTTGACCCTTTTTCTTGCCACCCCCAAAGCTTTCGGTTCATCGGGTTTCGAATAGGAGTAATCCAACATTCTTTAGTTGGGTCCCAAAGGATGCCGTAGTGTTGGGCAGCCGTAAGGCTGATGCCGCGAGAACGCAAAGCTTCCTCTGGTGGGTCAACAAAAGCAGCAAGGTTGGCTTCTGAGATATCACTAACCTCTTCAAAAACTGTTTTCTTCTTAGTAGCTTTATCTAAAGCCTTACCTAGATCAATGCCAGTATCAATCCAAGCCTTGGCTGATTCATAATCAATTCCTTGAACGTATTCAATTAAGGAAGTAACGCTTCCCTTGAACCCGCAAGAAAAACAAATGTGTGCGCCAGTATCAGAGTTAATCCACCAAGATGGATTATGGTCTTCATTACCTGTGCGTTTTAAATGCGCGGGGCAATGACCATTAACCTCAAAGCCCCGGATGTTGTAGTACTCAATGCCTAACCGGTCGAGCAAGTCTTCCATATCTTCAACAGTCATACTTCACCCTCTTCTGTTTTACCTATAAAGGTAATTTATGCAAATATTGATTAAGCATATTGTGAACGTAAATATTTAAACCTTCTGCGTACTTATTAAAGAATGAGATGTAGTTTTTGTCAAGAAGAGAGTGTAAAGCCATCTTTGCTATGATTGACCTATCTACCTTGAAGAACCAATCTTCTAGGTGAGAGCAAAGCCTATCAAAGTCTTCTTCTGAAAATTCTTGAGAATTTTTTAAGTTAAACGTCATATGCTCAATCATTTTGGTTGCTTCTTCAGCCATAACAACCCAATCTTGCCTTGAATAATGCTTCATTCTTTCTTGTGCTTCTAATACGTAGGGGTCGTTGGGTACTGCAAATGACCAATTTTTCCACAATTGTAGACAAGTTACTTCTTCGTTCATAGGTCTGTGGCGTCCATCTCGCGGAATCGACCTTCCGACCATTGCCACTCAAGAGTTACTTCGGCAGGGCCAGAGTTACGGCTTGCTACAACCTTTAGAAGTCTGGTGTCCTCAACAGCCTCGTCTTCACGCTGTAATCCCAAAATAATGTCAGCATCTTGGAAGAACGAGGATGAGTAACCGATTGAATCTGCGGTCACATTACCCTTCTTCATTTTCCAAGTAAGAACTTGAGTAGAGATAACAATTGGCTTGTTAAACCGCTGAGCCAACTTCTTCAAACCACGAGTGATGTTAGTCAAAGCCTGTGGGGTATTAGCCTCGCCAGACTGCTCGTCAATCATAAGGTAAACACCGTCAATAAAAACAATGTCTGGTTGCAGGGTTTGAATCTTTGCAGCAATACCTGAAACGGTTGATCCGGCAGCGGAATCTACTAACCAAAACTTGTGTTCAACATTCTCAAGGTTTTCTAAAATCTTCTTGTATCTCGACTCTTCTTCAGAGGTAAGAGTTCCAGTAAGTAAACGCTGATGGGATATGAGAGCACGCATTGAGTCATAGCGAGTCTCTTGCTCCATGTTGCTCATCTCAAACGACTGAAACATTGGCACCTTGCGTTGCTCGCGGTGGATGTTCAAAGCAATCTGCAAAGCAAGAGTTGACTTACCAGTCTTTGGTGGAGCAATTACAACAATCAACTGACCATTTTGTAACCCACTAGTTGCTCTATCAATAGTAGGAAACCCTGTTGGGTATCCGCGTAAACCATTAGGTAAGTTCTTTCGCTCTTGATAATCTTCCCAACGACGCATAGGTTCGTTAGTTAAATCAAGATCGCTGGTTCCGCTTAAGCCGTCATCATCAATCTTAATAAGGCCACGTTGTAGCCGAAGCAATGCTTCTTCATGATCCGAACGCTTATCAATAGACTCAATAGCGTCACGAAGCATGTTTACAGTTGCAAACTTACGTCGTGCCTCAACAACTGCATCTAGTAAGTAATCAAGGCTATCTTCTGTCTGAACAAACTCATACGTTGGATAGTTGTCTTTAAGAATTTCAAGGCTGGGACACTCGCCGTACTTTGAAAAGTGGTCACGGACTTTAGTCCAAACTCGCTTGTCGTCTTCGTCTGCAAACCAATTAGCATTTACATTGCGCATAAACAAGGGGGTTAAGTTCTTTTCAAGAACCGCTTTACTAAGAAGCTTCTTTTCATTGTTCATTGAAGTAAGTCCATTCCCCAGCTTCCGTAGCGCAACAATCTATCAGGCCTATCCATAACACCAACAACATCTGGTCTGTATGGTAACTCTGCTACTAGGTGGTCGATAGAAGAGTAGACCGTAGCATAGCGAAAGGGGTTCGTGCCAATTTTCTCAAGGTGTTCGATTAAATCATCTAGCTCATCCTCGGTCATATCAAAGGAAACAAGCTCGTAGGTGTATTCGCTTCTTGTAGCCCATAAATAAATACGGCTTAATATTTGAGAATTAAAAGTATATTTTTTTTCAATCTTAGGGATTATTTTAAAAACTTTTTTGACAGAGGTTTCCCAATTAAGTATGCCGTCTGTTGTAACAAGCACCCGCCTAGTAAATGCGTTGCTTATATCCCCCTTGTACATGTTTAATAAACCTCTATTTTTCCAAATCTAATAATGAACTCTCTAAACGCATCTGTAGATTCTTGAGCTTTGTCAGCTTCTTCTCTAGTTGCTTTTTTAGAAATTTCTAACGGATAAGCGCCACCATTAGTATTAATGCGGGCGTTTACAAACCTAGAGTGCTTGCAACTACTTCGTCCATTAAACCCTGGACAAGAGCAGATTAAATCTCCGTTCAACGTGCTGCTAACTTCGTATATTGCAGGGCTTGGACTCATAGACTGGCTCAAGAAAACTTGTATAAGTTTTGTCTCTTGGGCTTGCATATTCTTCTTCCTCATTTCCGTAAATCCCCTTTTGGAGATTTTAGTGCAATAGGTACAAAAGCTTCTCGGGCAAAGCTCTCTGTGGCTGGACCATAAACGGCTCCCCAGGCCTCTAAAGGTATGTTTGAGGTAACAATAGTCGGTAGGCCGTTATTAAACCGAGTTCTAAGGACGTGGTGAAGCATTGTTTTTTGCCAACCAGAGCCAGACATATGTTCCTTGCCTACGTCATCAATAACCAAGACACGAATGTTATAGGCGTCATCCGCGGATTCCCCAAGAACCCCAGCAAACAAAGACTGCTCTTCATCTGTTGGATCTTCCATAAGGGCCCCCTTCAAATCAAGTAATGCGCTAAAAGTTAAAAAGTAACAAGGTCGAACAAGTGTCTTGTTAGCCTCAGGAGAAAAAGACTCGTAAGGAAAACGTCTAAGAATGTCCTGCAAGATAACTAAAGCCAAAGTTGTCTTGCCGTGCCCCGGCTCTCCGTAAAGCATGAGTCCCTGACCACAACTTGTCTGACCTTTAGATTTAATTACTTTGCCAGATTCAACTGTAGAAACCCACTCTTTAATTATCTCAACATCAGATGAGATAACACCAGTGCAGTCTTTAAACTCCCAACCCTGACGGTTGTAAGGAATGGCTGCAATCTTTACCCATGAACGACGTCTAAGTTTTAACTCATCTACGTTAAACATTTCCCCTCAATCTAGCCAACGCCTTTTCTTTAAGGCGAAGCTCTTCATCGCTTTCTTCTGTGGAGATCATAGAACTCTTTGCCTGCAAAACGTAACTTGGAAATCTAGTAACAAACAACTTCCAAAGATGTTCTGCGTCATCGTACTTTTCAAAATCAATACTACCGAAGAACAAATCTAAGATAGCAAGTTCTACCGCACCATCAGTATCGTGCTTTTTTCTGAGTGACGCAAGGGCTGGTATAAAACGGCTGTTAGTAACCGACCACGGCTTAATGCTCCAAACGCGGTAGATGCGGTCAGCAAACTCGTATCCAACGTCAGTGCAGGTCCACTTGCTGGCAGGAACGGAATGACGGCTTAAACGCTTTTTATGGCTCTTGGCTTTAGCCTCTTCGTACTCAGCCTTCTTAGAGTCCTGAGTCTTTTGGCGAGCCTTAAGAGCTTCATCATCGTCAATCGACGATTGCTTTTCAAAAAATTCATAGCCCATGCTATCCACCTCAATGTTAATCGTTTGGAACTCTTCCACCGACGGAGTCGGTGTATCTGGTTTACTTATAAGCGAATTAGCAAATACAGAGTTATTGCTATTCTGCACTACAAGGGGTAACGATAGTTCGGCTGTCAGACGGTCTGAACCCAAGACAGTCAGATAGTTCTTCTTAACAATACTAGCCCCAATTTTCTGGGTCTTCAGTTCAATGTAGCCAAGCTCTCGCAACTCTTTTAGTGCCTTGAGTGCGGAATGTCGCCCAATTTGCCAATGGCCCATTACGGACTCGGCAGATATGTTTAGTCCAGCGTTAGCCTTTACAAGTATGGCTAAAGCAAGTGGCGACAAAGGAATCAATTACTTGTTCTGTTCCATGTCTTCGGTTAACGCGTTTAACTTTTTGGCTAAACGGTCAACAATTAAATTAACAAAACTGTCAATAGCGACGTAGATGTCATCTACCGCATCCTCGTACTCTTCTTCTTCCTCTTCAACCTCTTCAACCTCTTCGTCTTCTGGCTCTTCGTAGTCTTCTTCATCCTCAACTACAACTGGCGTCTTTTCCGTAGAAGCCTCACTAGCGGGCATCACAGGTGTAGAGGAGCGCTTAATCTCATCTGCTGGGGTTATCTTGGCCAAACCATCGCAAAGGTCGTAAGAAGCCAACCCGTAGGTTTTACAGACAGCAAGGGCATCCGCACAATCTGGGTCCTCGTCGCTCCAAAGTATAAAAACCTCTGATTCTTTAAAAGATTTAATAGACTCATCTATAGGGGTGGCGGTTTCAACCATAGTAGCGTGAGAGATGCTATCTAAGAACGCACCAGCGTTTGCGTAAACAATTACATCGATCTTTTGTTGCTTAGCCTGCTGTGCAGCCCATACTTGACCTTGACTTGGTTTTGAGTTAAACGCCAAAATTAAAGTGCCTTCTTCGCCGTGTGCGTAGTAATGGTCTGACATTAGGGCTTCAACGTTTGCCCTACTCGTCGCGCCACTACCAGTCATTACTACTGAATATTTACTCATGTGGACTCCTTTAGACGGTGGAGTCGCAGACTATACCTGAATTACTGGTCTGGTCTAGTTGGGCGTATTACGGCGGGTTTAAAGGTGGTCATGCGGTCTGCCGCTACAGTTATAAATAACGATATAAAGGATGCGGCCACAGTCATAGCTAAAAACTGTGTGACTTGAGTTACGCCAATAAGCGCCAACCCTCCAGCTGAAAATATTAAAGAGACAAGGGCCTTAAACATTTTTAAATCAACTATTTGGTCAAGCACAGCCAAGAAAAAGGCTGAAAAACAAGAGGCTACCAATAGCTCAAACATGGTTAAATACTATCAGACCTACGGTTGAAAGAAATAAAGCTGAAATGTAGTGCCTGCGGTCAAATGGTTTGGTAAGTCTTCCCGCAGTCGCACTTCAGTGACCTCTCTATTTCTATAATATTGGCTTTTTGATAGGTTTGGCGTGCCTTCCCAGTTTAAATTAGCAAGAGAAGAAACTCCAGTAGTCCCATCAAAATAAGAATTAACAAAAGAACTTTGCTCAAACAACGCTTGTTCTAAAACTAAACTAACAGTAAGTGACGATGGGGTCCAAATAACAACAGCAACTCCGTACGCAGCATTTGCGGGTGCGGTAGAAGATACGTACGGGTATACCCACCCGGCAGTACCTAGATAAGCAGTGCTAGGTCCTACATCTGTACGTATAGGAGTTGTAGAATTTGATGAGCTATACCAGCGTATTGCTGCAAAAACAGAGTCTAAGATTGTTGGGTTTGATCCCTCATTAAAGTATCTAGCGGCACAATGAAACGTGTATGTTGTATTTGGTTTAAGGTTTGATATATTTTCAGACTTCACGGTAACTTGCGAAACAGATGCTGGTCTTACAACTAAAGACTGTCCAGTTTTAGTTGGAACGCCTGATAAAGCACTTGATGAAACAGCGGTTCCGTTTGTAATAGCCCAAGAAGCTGTACCTTGAAAGTTAGGGTTAAGTAACTCATTTTTTCTTGATGATAAAAAGTTAATTTTAAGTACTCTGGCTTCTTCAAACGCAGTAGCGTCAGTGGCTTGTTCAAACTGAGCCGCATCAAAGTAAAATATTTCCCCTGATGTTGTGCTTCCAAGAGTAACTACAGGAACAGCAAAAGCTGCAAGAGAAGGAGCTATTTGGTTAGCAACTTTTGCACGTGCCCACCCACCAGAGGTCATAGATACTCCAGTACCGGCAGCGCTTGTAGTGATTAATGCTCCAAATCGATCGTACCAATTAATAGAAAGTACTGCGGTTCTAGCTGTAGTTTCAGCTCGACCATAAATACTAAATGTGTACGCTAAAGATGGGGACACTGGAATACCTCTGGTTATAGGAGCAGACAACCCGCAGCTTAAAGTCACAGTTCCAGTAGTTGTTACTAAAGTTTTTAAAACTCCGTTTTGAAGGTTTGGGTACGAGGCTGGGGCCGTGGCCTCAACATAAGCTGGGGTTACAGAGTTTTTTGAAATAGTTGCATAAGTAGCGGCCCAAAAACCAACTCCCTCTTCAAATGAAGAGCAGTTGTAGTCTAAAAATATGTTTTTTCCTACAGTAACTGTTGTGTCATACCCTGTATATGCTTTTAAATAGGTAGTAAGACCATCTTTAGAGCCTTTGTTTTTGTAAATTTTAATTATGTTACGAAGTAAAATTCTAGATTGTTTTAATCCAATTTCAGGTTCAAATTTTACTCCAAATTGTTTCATCATTTGCGGTATATATCTTCCATCTACAAAAGTAGTATCAAAAGAATACATAACGTTTGTAGCCAATGTTTTTTCTAAATCATATTCAAAAGCTAAAAGTTTTAAAAAGTCTTGTAAATCTTTATTTTCTCTATCTGTTGTTAGTTCATAAGTACGCGTTGCAGCTCGATCTGGTGGTAAAGCATTTTCAGTCATCAATGTGCGCATCATTGCGGGAAGGTATGTGTACATTTTTTCGTATGAGTTAAAGTCTTTAACTGAAACTCCATAGACATTTCCAGCTCTAACCCAATACAGTTCTTCATTTTTAACAAAGATAGAATAGTAGTAAGTTCTTCCTTCAACTAAATCTTCGTCAGGGTAAGCAATTGGGCTAGGGCCTTTTGCAGACTCGTTCAGGATATCTCCGTCATCTGCATCTACTGGGAATCCATAAGAGTTTCTAACAAGCCTAAAGTCTGTCCAAGCCCCATTAGGTTTGGTCCAAGTTAAGTCTATTTTACCGTAACCTACGGGGCGGCTAATAAAAGGGTATACATCAAACTCAACAACTGCAGGACTTCCGTACCTGCCTACACCGTAGTAGTCAATGCCATACCGACTCATTAGCTACACCTCCTTAAATTTCATTAACGCTCTAGTATCCAAGAATATTACGGTTTTGTCAGTACTATTTGGTTTTTAATCCAATAGTACGTTTTTTCAAGGCCAGACTCTAGGTTTTCGTCTACGGTCCACCCCATAATTTTTTTAAATAGTGCATTATTTGAAGTTCTAGCATGAACTCCTAAAGGCCCAGAAACATGCTCTTTTATTAAGGTTTTATTTTCTATAGCGCATACGATGTCTACTAGCTCATTAATAGACACATGCCTTTCAGATCCTATGTTTATTGGTTCAAAAAAGTTAGGCTCTCTATAAAAAGCAACGGTGGCTTTAACACACTCATCAATATACAAGAAAGACCTATGCTGTTCGCCATTGCCCCAAATTTCTATTGAAGTAGTAGAAGAAGCAACTTTTCTACATATAGCGGCGGGGGCTTTTTCTTTGCCGCCGTCCCAAGTCCCATACGGACCAAAAACGTTGTGGTAACGAGCTATTTTATTTTTCATCCCATAATTTTTATTATATGCAATATATAGACGTTCACTAAACAGCTTCTCCCACCCGTACTCAGTGTCTGGTGCTGCTGGATAAACAGAGTCTTCTTTGCAGTTAATTTCTTCTGGGTTTAACTGGTTGTACTCTGGATAAACACACGCAGTTGACGAGTAAAAAACGCTTCGTACTCCAATTATCTCTGCTTGTTTTAAAACGTTAACGTTAATTAGTATAGAGTTTCCCATAACCTCTGCGTCGTTATCCCCAGTGTTAATGTACCCAGCCCCACCCATGTCTGCCGCTAACTGGTAAACCTCATCAAAAGTTTGGTCAAGCGTAGCCGCTACAACGTTTACGTCGCGTAGGTCTCCTATAACAAACTCATCTGCAAACGTACTCCAGTACTCTGGGTATTTTAGATCAACCCCGCGAACCCACATTCCTTCTTCTTTAAGGCGTTTTACTAAATGACTTCCTATAAACCCGCCTGCTCCTAACACTAAAGCTTTTTTCATATTGATATGCACCTACTTGCTGTTCCTAAGTACATCCAATGCGGTTCATTACCCAAAACAAACTCTGCTGTAATTTCTTCTAATCTATCATCACGTCCGTAAATAATTTGGTTTTGTAGGACGGGGCTGTAAACAGTTGCGGTTGGAGAAAGAAAACAAGCCCACCAACTAAAGCTGCTGTTTGCTCTAAACACAGTTCTGGCAAAGTAAAGCCGTAAAAAATCTTCAAGCCAATCAAACATAATTCCTTTTCTATACTCCGCCCCAAAAGGATATCCCCAACCAAATCTAGGTGAGGCAGGGCGTTCTGGATGCCATTTGTTTAAGTAGTCGTCCGAACACCACTCCATTTTGTTTACGTCAAACCCGTATTGCTCAAAAGCATTTAAATAAGAATTTTTATTTAATACTGAGTAACCCTGTACGTTAGCATTATTAAACTCAGGACTAGCAATATCATCACGGCGTAGGTGGGCTATGTCATAC